TGCAGACATAAGATGACCAAAAGATACGATGTAGAACTGGGAGAACCGAATATAAGTGATACTATTAATGATGCGTACCTAGCAGGGCTATTTGATGCCAGGGGCTCATTTATAATATGTAGATACATAGGACGCGAACAATATATTTACAGATCTCAACTTTGTATCTGTGTTGCTAACGAGGGTTTGATTAGGTGGTTGTTAGATAATAACGGTGGATATCTTCAAAAAAATAAATGCCCACCTAGCAGCAGAAAATCGATGTTTTATTGGAATGTTTCCACGGCAGACCAGATTACCCTATGTAATCGAATATTACCGTTTCTACAGGGAAAGAGAAAAGAATGTGAGTGCTTTATGGACTTTAGAAAAACATTCATAACAACTGGGGCAGTCAAAGGTCATAAGGGTATTAAACCTTTACCAGATGAAATAACGAAAATAAGATGTAGTTTGTGGGAAACATCGAAACGGTTAACCAAAGAGAGGGTTAGTAACAAAAAGCATGTGTTATAAAAAGAAAACAGTAGGTCAAGAGGCCGTAGCCCGCCTAGCTAACCCTGACACGAAGCAGGGCATAATCGATACTCAGCGAGAGGCAGACAAGGAATACTTTAGCGAGCTGTCTAAGTGCGTATATGCTCATAATGAATGGACTACGCCGTTTTACGTAGTGGTACACTTGAAGAAGGAGCAGCTTCTAGAGAACGTGATGAGGAGGTATTTCATGGCTAGGATGTCGCTACCAACGCCTCAATGGGATCAAACTGTATGGAGATATGATCCTAAGTCGGGAGATCTACGCTTTCTATGGGTACTTCCAGACGTCAATACGGCGATGTGGATGGCGGACAACCCGAATGATATCCACCCCGAGCAGCACAACCTTCTCGGATTTGTACTAGACTTCTTAGACAGAAAGCTCTACCGTTTATACCACAATATGTTCCACAAAGGAGAAAATCAATGCGCGGAATTATCGGAATCGCCCTACTCGGCGTTATGCTCCAAAGTTGCACAGGATATATCAGCGTTGAAGTAGGCACAGCGATCACGAGTCCAGGCCAGGCCCAGGAAGTAAAAATGGGGGAGTAGACGTGACCCCATCGGCTCGGGCGCGGTACATCGATCAAAAGGTGCGAGAGCACAGAGCTAAAGAGTTTCTTAAAAAAGAGAGCGTCAGGGAAGGCGCTAAAATGGAGAAAGACAATGCAGATAAATGTAAATGGATATGGTCCCGGCTTTACGGTAGCTAGGAATCCTAGCTATACCCCTGGAACTAGCCCAGCTCCTGCAAGTATGAAGGGCGGAGAGCGAGCGAGTATTAGAGGAGTCCTGATAATTTCTAAGCCAGTGTTCGAGAGCGCGACAACTAGCACGGTAGTTAGTGATAGAGAGATCACTGCCACGTCAGACCTTAGTGACCTGGAGGGAATGTTCGGTTTCGAGTGGGACGCGTCGGATAGTGCAGACGAAGAGAGTGCAGAAGAATCAAAATTAAGTAGTTCACCCAGTGGGGTGTGGCAAACAGTGTATGGAGAAAACACATGAGCAAACTAGTAGAGACAGAAAATAAGGACTTCAACGAGTCGGTGGTATATCGTACACAAGATTACGATAAGTTCGTCAGTTACAAGAGTAATAGGGAAGTTGGAGAGAATCACGTTAAGAAGATGGTTCGAAAAATACGTCTAGCGAATCATCTGGATAGCCATCCAATTAGCGTTAACAGTAATTTTAACGTTATCGACGGACAGCACCGGCTTGAGGCGGCGAGGCGGCTAAATCTCCCAATCTACTACATTATAAACGACAGGTTCACGGTGGAGACCTTAGCCTGTGTGAATAGTGCTAGCAAGAACTGGGCACCACCGGATTATCTGCATCATTTCCTAGTAGAGGGAAACAAGGAATATAAGAAGCTGGACGACTTCATGAAGGATATGAATTTTCCTATATCGACGGCTCTGTGCTGGATCAATGAGTTCACCTATGGGTCTCCTGCCGCACAACTCAAGGCCGGTACGCTAGTTCTGGACATTACTAATGCTCTGAGAGAGGCGGCTAAGTTCACATCGGAGCTAGTAGCAATAATGGTAGCGACCAATCACAAATGTAAGGCCATAAAGGGCAACCAAAAGTTTCACTATGCAGCAAAAAAGGTCTTCACTAGTCCGCTCGTTGATCGTAAAGCATGGATGCAGAACTATCACATGCAGAGTTATAACCTGATAGCTCAGCCTAACACTAGATCGTATGTCGACATGCTTCTGAATATCTATAACTATAATAAGAGAAACCGCCTGATATTAGACGTAAACGGTAACATCTTAGTTAGTTATCAAGGTGTTAGAAATGTGTGAGTCCAACGGTTCTGAAGCGCCATTTATATCGTTCGGAAATGATGAGCTCAATAGAGCGCCTCTCATCGGAAAGACAAGTCCTTGCCTGCAGTGCGGTAATGACTGCGCGGTGGAGGATAGCGTTCCCCCTTCAGCCCTGAAGTTTATTAGCTGCTGTGGATCAAGCTATTTAGTCGCGGTGGATGGCAAGGACGTATCTAGGGGCCGAAAAGGTAACGTCTAAGAAATCACGCAGCATCGTGATTTCCTTGGAGGCTGCAAAGTGGAATTAGCTAAAGCGGCTATCTTCTTTGCAGCCTCTTCTTCAAGACCGTCGTGTGACGAGTCAACTTCACAGCAGAGACACCTCACATTAAGCGATCTAGGGCACCACTGCACACAATTAGAGTTACAGGAGCAATTGATCCCAACGTTAGGTTCCACTAGTCCCTATCCGACTGTCTAAGCTCGTGGACAGAGATTTCGTTTCTAACAATATCTACAGCGTAATCAATGGCGTCCTCGCGGTACTCAAACCACCCAACGTGGGTCATCTCATTACCGAAACGAAATACGCTAAATCCAATAGGGTTGATGATCACGGCGACAATTGCAGGCACAGAGTGCCCGCGCTCATCGTACTCGCACCAACCTAGATCTCTAGCGTAGCAAAATGAAGGGTCAGAATGGGGGTTCATCTCTAGATCCGTTTCCATCGTGGGCAATCTCCGAGTGTTCTTTGACGTATACGTCAATCGCACTTTTTGCTGCCTTCTGAAATCGTTCTGAAACTTCCTTATCGTTAAACCAGATCGCAGGGATGTATTTAGTCTCGCCATCTTTCTCATACGATCGCGTCTGGACAGCCAAAAACTCTACACCATTGCGAGCTCGCATTAGGCGACAGTCGTTAAAGGTGACGCCCCAGCCAATAACTTTTAGATTCAACCAGGCAAGTGTGCTGCCCTGTCCGTCACCTGCTTTGTATCTCGTAACTTCCATGGAATCCTCCGGTTAGGCGCATTATGGTCTAATGATAAAAAGTTAACCAGTATTTCTTGGCCTATAAATATTGTACTTGCTATGGTGGCGATCGAGACCATCTCTCGCAGTCCAGCGCACGGACGGTGGTCTAAAGTGCTGTAACCGGCTTTCGCAACGCCATAAAGGACCTAATGACCGACGAAGATAATTCGGGCGTATTTGAGGAGGCCGCCGCTCCAATCACTGAGGACATGGGTAGTGCTCAAGTTGACACGGAACCTACTGAAGTAACTCAAGAGGTGCAGGAAACTGACCAGGCGATGAACTTCCGTAAGCTACGTGAAAGCAACGAGCAGCTACAGAGGGATAGAGAGCAGGACCGTCAGATGATGATGGCGATGCAAACTGAAATGTTGAAGAGGGGTGAAGGTCCACCTTCCGATGTCGCAGAACCTGACGAGTTTGCAGGCCTAGATAAATCTGATTGGTCGACTATCGAGCAGACAGAGAAGCTAGCCGCGCGAATTGCTGACGCCCGCTTTGAGAAGAAGTGGGCAGAGGCTGAGGCTAAGCGCAAACTGGAAGAGACGCCAGAACGTCTAAAAAAGCGTTTTCAGGATTTTTCCGATGTAGTGACTAAGGATAACGTGAAACAATTGCAGGCCTTAGAACCTGACCTTGCGCACGCCCTTAGCTTGATTGGAGACGAAGAAGCGAAAGCTGTTGCGGCCTACAAGTATATCAAGGCATTCGTGCCCCAGGCAGCAGAGACCACAGCAGCAAAAGCGCGGATTCAAAAAAACGCTAGTCAGCCTAAGTCCCTTAGTTCCGCTGGAGGAGCTAGCCCACTGTCACAGGCGGGCACCTTTGAGCAGGGTTTAACCCCTGATTTGAAGAAGCAACTGCTGGCAGAAATGAGAACCTGCGCACGTCAAAGTTAAAGGGTCTGCTCCAAACTTAGGAGCAAGACATGGCGGCTACAACCTCGTCAGTTCTACCAGCACCGGTTCAGCAAAGCTTTAGCTATAAGCTGTTATCGGTTCCAACTCCCTACATGATTCACAAAATTCCTGCCATGCTCAAAAACATGCCCAGGAACGGCGGTACGGATCTACGTATGCGGAGATACAACCCTTTAGCCACGGCGACGGTGCCTTTAGGGAACTCAGGGGTTTACCCCCCAGCCCAGCAGCTCACAGCGATTGACATTGATGCCAAGATGGATTTCTACGGCACCTATGTAGTCTTGAACGAGCAAGTCACCCTACAGAACCAAGACCCAGTTCTAAACGAAGCAGCCCAGCGCCTAGGCGTCAGCTTGCGTCAGACAGAAGACGAGTTAACTCGTAATATGTTGGCGTCTACAGCTTCATTTTTGAACTGTGTCGGCGGGACCAACGGAGATAATCCAACGGAAATTGCCCGTAGTGACGTAGATGAAGTGATCAAAACTTTAGCTAGCGCAGATGCTTATACTATCTCGGATAGTATCTCTGGAGACGATAAATTTGGAACAGCGCCTGTTCGCGATTCCTATTTTGTAATGGCTAATACTAATTTAATTGGTGACTTAGAAAGAGTTACTGGTTTTATTGCTAAAAGTCAGTACCCGAACCAGGATCAGGTTTTGCGACCTGAATGGGGATCAATTTCAAATACAAGATGGCTCCTGAGCTCAATCGGATCGACTGAAGAAAACGCTTCACTCAACGGCGCGACGGTACACAACTGTTTTGTGGCAGGCATGGAAGCTTATTGCTGTGTCGAGCAAGACGGCTATTCTGCCCAGTTTATCTACAGGCCACCTATTTACGATGGTCCGCTAGCTCTGAACGCTAGTGTCGGTTACAAGTTCGCGGAAGTCCCACGGATTACTAACGACGCTTGGATCATTAACCTACGCTGCACCCTATCACTATAAGGAGGATATTATGACCGAACAATTGATCGCTTCAGGATCCTTCACTAGTGACGGCTCCGCGAAGGACATTGCCCTTAGATCTGATTTCGACATTTTCCGTGTCTTGAACAGAACACAATCGGCAACTACCCAGGCCACTGGCAGGGGATGCAAATTTGAGTGGCAGAGAGGTCTAGCAGATGCAGAAGCATTTATGTGGACTAAGCAAAACTCTGTAAACGCGATTGATCTGGAAGTGATTACGGCAGCGGGTTTCACTCGCAAGGACCAGTCAAACCAGACCCTCGGCGCAGCGCAAGCTATGGCGAGCACGTTTGTAGATGTCTCTCTTAATAGAGTGAGCATTACCGCTCACGGTTATAGCGTTGGTGACAGGGTCCGTATCTACGGGACTACTGCCTGTCTGCAAGTGGCTGGATATGATTATTCAATCACCGCAGCAACAGCCAACAACTTTGACCTAGGCTACGCAAATATGACTGGATACGCTGCAGACTCTACTGCAGGTTTTGCGCGCAAGGTTCCTAACAATCCGATCTATAGCCCTCAGGCTAATCGGATCACAGGAATCACTGCAGCAAATCCGATGGTAGTCACGCTAGCGGTCACACACGGTATTTCTGTTGGTGAAAAAGTCCGCGTCAAGGTCTCTTCCGATTTCGGAATGATCGAGGCTAACGACCTAATCGGTCAGGTGACTGCTATTAGCACAGCTAATAACACCATCTCACTAGATATCGACGCCAGCGGATTTACAGCCTTTGCATTCCCGACTAGTGCAGTAGCAGCGCTAGGGGTAACTCCAGCGCACATTGTGCCAGTGGGTGACGCAGCATCGACCTTAGCGGGATCTATGGACAATACCGCGGCTATCGTAATGACGCTAGGAGCTGGAGCCGACGGCCCTGCTGGTAGCACAGGCGATGTAATGTACTGGGAAGCTCTAGCTAGTGGTTACACACTAGCGGAATAAGTCTCTGGGGCGGGGTGCGCAGCATCCCTCCCCTTTTATAATTTTAGGGGAAACAATGACCGAAAATATTACCGAAGTTAAAGAAGCCACGCCTATCCTAGATATTGCCTCGAAGGTGGTGGAAAAGAAAAAGCGTCCTCGAAAGCCCAAAACTCCAGAGTTCTCAGACAAGGATCTAGCAGAGTTTAAGGAGTGGAAGCAAAAGAAGGCTGACGAAGAGCTAGCTAGTGTCACCTGCGCCAGTGCAGACGATGACAAGGTCTATCGGATGTGGAAAGAGGAGAGCCGACTAGTTAAGGGAATCTTTCGCTGTAGGCAGCCCGACAGCGGCAACGTGGTCTTTTCCTTCCGCAAATATAAGTGGGACCAGACCAAGCGCTACACAATGTTTGACGGTGAGACCTACGAGGTTCCGCTAGCTGTAGCTAGACACCTCAATAAAAATTGTTCGTATGCAGAGCACAGCCATGTATTAGACTCCGATGGTAAGCCAACGATCAACCGCGGCGGCAAGATGAAGTCTAGAATGAACTTTGAATCAACTGAGTTTTCAGCAGCATAATGGTAATTCTGTCGAACTTTACGCCACGT